AGCAAATTATAACCTACAATCACAACAAGAGTGGTTAGGGAAAGGGACGAGATATGCTATCCCTGTTCCTAAAGACGGGAAATTGACGATATATAGAGCCACACCTACGGGAGAGGTGATAAGTCCGGGGGATTATGTAACTACAAGTAGGTTGTATGCTGAAGAACACATCCGAAGTAACTTGGGTGGTAAAGGTAAGATTACTTCAATTCAAGTCACACTGGATGATTTGGCACCTGCTGATGCTCCTAATGAATTCTGGTATGTTCCTGAACCCGGAGCAATCCCCAAAGCTGAGGTTGGTATGCCAGAGGTTACAAAAGAAATAGCAAAGCCCCGTATTGCTGATGTGTCACCTGAAGAATTAGTAGTAGAGGCTAAAAAGTATAAGAGTGCTGACGAGTTTGCCAAAGAAGGCGGATATGGCATAAGGCGTGTGCGACTGCAAGACGTGACTCCTGACGAATTGGGTTTGTTACGCAAGTCGGGTTACAACATATATTTCAAAGACCTCTATACACAATACGCCGAAGGAATAGATTATCTAGGGGATGACCCATCTGTGTCATCTACCTTTCCCTTTGGTATTTTCCCAGAAAAATATAAAGAAGTTAAATCAATACCTAGTGACCTTAAAGCACACAAAGGTAAAGGTTATAATCCCGCTTTTGCTTCAATTACTAGCTTTTGGAAGGAAGTTACCAAACCTGAAGTAGCAATCCCCAAAGCCGTTCCTGTGCCTAAAGTGCCAGCCAAAGGAGTAGCACCTGTTACCCCAGAGGTTACACTTAGTCAAAATGAGATTAAGGTATTAAATGCTATGCCTGAAGCAGGCAGAAATATAACAATAGAATACATTAGTCAGCGTGCTAGATTGATAAACCCTGAATTAGACACAGCTCTCAAAAGTTTAAGGAGAAAAGGATTTATATCTCACGACAAACCAAAAACCTATGCTAGATTATTAGCAGATGAGTTTGTTCCAAAAGCAGCAATCACCAAAGCCGAGCCTATGTTTGGTGAGACTGAAGCTGGATTACAACCGTCTATGCTACCTGAAGAGAATGCTCGTATTAGGAAATTAAGCCGTGTTAGTGCCGAGCCGATGGTGGGCGAACAAGTAGTCGCACCTGCACAGCAAGAGGCTGTAACAGCCAAAACACAGGCACAAAAGGTAATGGCTGGTGAGGGTGTTGTGCCACCGAGAGAAATACCCCCTGAAAGAGTTATTTATGGAGAAGGTGGGTCTCCTGTCAACCCCGATGATGTTATCCCACAAGCCGTAGTGGAGAAAATCCCTATATTAAAGGATATAGGGGCGAAGGAAAGAGTTAGACCAGCTCGTAAGGTGTTGGAAAAACTTGGGCAATACCCGCTATTCAAGGGAATACAGAGGGCAGAGGTGGAGTTGGGCGAGGCAAGAGTTATATTCCAAAAGGAACTAAAAGAGGTGTCCCGATGGGTAGCTAAAGATAGGAGAGGACTGGTATTTGATGCCATAGAAAACCCAAAAAATGTTGTGGATTTAACTGACAATGAGAAGAGAGCGGTAGTTTGGTTTAGGGGAAATTTTGATAAGTGGGCGGATAAACTAAACTTACCTCCCAGTAAAAGACTGAATAACTATATCACTCATATTTTTGAGGTTGATATTACAAACCAGATTAAGGATGGACAGCCACTTGATACTGCTATTGCACGGGCTCTGGAATATAGAACACCCAAAACAATTTTTAACCCCTTTTTACAGGAGCGTTTGGGTAAAAAAACTGGCTTAATACGAGACCCATTCGCTGCTGCTAGCGCCTATGAAGCTAGAGAGCTAAAGGTGTTTTACTACGAGCCTATGCTACAGAAAATAGCTGCCATTGCCAATGACGAACAAACCCCTGATGCTGCTCGCCGATACCTTCAGGATTACGCTAGAAGAATGACTGGTGAACCCTCAAAACTAGACCTTGAAATAAACACTACCTTTCAAGAATTTGCTGAGAAGATTAGAGGATTGCCTGGCGGTGAAGCATTGGCTAATGCTATGAGTCGGGGTAATCCTTCAGGAATGGCATCCTATAATTTTACTAGCGCACTTTACACTCTGTGGCTTGGTTTTAAGCCAACCTCTGCCATAAGGAACTTGGGGCAGCACACCCTGATATTAGGTGAAGTCGGCCCAGTCCATTTTGCCAATGGGATAAAGTTGCGGGCTACCCAAGAAGGCAAGACTGCGATGGCTGAGTCGCTTGTTATTCGTTCCCGCAAAGCAGCCTTTGTCCCTGGTATTGATGATTCATTTGCAAACCAGTGGGTAGACAAGTTTCGTGAAACGGCACTCTGGATGTTCCGAAAGGCAGACAAACAAAATGTGGCTGATGCTTTTCTGGCAGGATACTCAGAGGCAAAGAGCTTACTCCCTAAAGCAAACAGGCAAGTCTGGATAGAGAGGGGCGATGAAGTTGCTGCTGATACCCAATATCTTTATACCAAACTCAATAGTATGGCTATTTCGCAGAGTTCATTGGGCAGAGTCTTCTCTATGTTGACTACTTGGTCAGAGAATTGGATTGAGTTGATGTCAAAGTGGGTCAGCCGTAACCCATCACAAGCCTATTCACAATATGAGAGGGAAACAGGGCAAAAAGTAACTGGCTCTAATTGGTCTACCTCTTATAAAGCTATCCTGATGTATATGGCGATAATTGGTCTAGGCTTTGCTATTAAGGAGAGAACCCGATTAAAGGCGTGGGAATATACGGGTTTAACCTCTATTAACTATCTAGCTGATGTTGTTGGTGGTGATTTCCCTGGCTTACAGTATCCAGGTGCGGTAGCAAATGTTATAGCTGGATTTTTAGCTGGTGATAATAGAAGGATGAAAGAGGGATGGAGTCAACTAAATCCTGTCAAGATGGCTGGGATAGCCAGGCAAATAGATAATGTTGCTTCAGGGAGAAAAGATTGGCTCACATTATTTTTCTATCTTCAAGACAAAAATATAAAGCTAAAACGATTAGACAGTAAATGGCAAAAAGAACCTAGATACGCAGCATACTTTAAGATACCAGCAGGTGATATTGAATTTGAAATAGCCAAAAAGAAAGACCCAACGCTAATCAGTCGCACACAGTATAGAGCAAGATACCCTGAAGTTGATGCTATGCTATGGATTACAGGGCAGACTACCGCCTTCCATTCCTATTCAAGGAATGGTGTTTCAGTTGCACCAGGGGTTTCGTATGCCAGGAAGTTGATAGAGGAGAACAAGATTGACCCGACTACTATCTCAGGTTACCAGAAGGTAGTTAATGATATTGAGAAAAGGGAAAAGGGAGGTATTAAAGATAAAAATATCACACCGACAGAGCGGTTTGTTAAGGAACTGATGGCAAAGGACACACGGACTACCGCACCGACTGTAGCACCAGTCAAGGCAGAGCTAACCACGAACTTACAGAAATGGGAAGCTGTTAAGAATAAGGGGGGCAAACCTGCTCTCTTGGCATTTAATAAACTATGGTATACAGGAGAACCGCTCACCACTGAAGAAGATGTCTTACTCAAAGGACTTTTTGAGCAGTATCCTTTGGGGCAGGTGAATTATGAAGCGTGGAAGAAGCAGACAATGCGACAGGTATATGAGAACTCGGTGCTAGGTAAGTAGAGTGTGGTATAATATAATTAGTAGATTAAAAGAGGGAGGATAGTAATAAATGCCAGAAGAGAATCAGGGTGGGTCTCAAATTGAAGGTGAGGCACAAGTTAATGAGACTGGGGCGGAAGCGTCTCAATCGCTAGAACAAGCGTCTGTAACCGAGCAATCTGGGGCAGAAGTGGTATCTCAAGCAGTTACGGCAGAAAAACCAAAAGTCTTTACCGAAGCTGAGGTTGCTGAGAGAGAGGCTAGAATTACCTCAACTTTGCAAACTCAAACAGCAGAAGTGCAAGAGCGACTAGCCCGATTGGAACTGCAAAGGCAGATAGATGCGATTGCTTCTGCTGAACAAGCTGCTCAGGGAAAAGACAAACAGGATGTAGACAACGGTATTATCTCCGAAGACGAGGCAGTGCAAAGGCGCAACCAGAGAACACAGGCATTACGAGACCAAGCGCAGACAGCACAGCTACAGCAAGTCCTCAGGGGACAGACGCAACAAGGGGAGCAATTAGGACGGATTTTAATGGCACACGACTTGGCTAAAAAGTATGGTGTTGACCCTGATAAACTCCTGAAGGATGCAAACATTAAAACCCCAATGGCGATGATACAAAAAGCTACTGACCTGGCTCTTGCCGACAGGGATACTAGACTGAGGCAACTATCTTCTAAAACCGAGAATTTTGATAAAGGACAACACGCAGAAACAACGGGTGCAGAGACTTATGATGAAAGTCTGAAGTCTAGGTATCCAACAATGTATCCCAAATAAAGAGAATAAAAAGGAGTAAATATGACTACTGCTTTAACAAGCACCTATTTAACACTCGCTGACTGGGCTCAAAGACAGAAACCTAGCGGCGGGGTAGATTCTATCATTGAGGTTTTGGCATCAAGTAACCCAATTCTGGCTGATGCCAATGTAATGGAGGGCAACCTCCCCACGGGACACCGCAGCACGCAACGAACTAGCCAGCCTGTGGGCACGTGGAGATTACTGAACTATGGTGTGGCTGCCGAGAAAGGCACTACCGAGCAGGTAACTGACCTGTGCGGTATTCTAGAAGGCTACTCAAAACTAGATGTTGATATTGCCAGTCTGAACGGCAATGAACCAGCCTTCCGAGCTTCCGAAGATGACGCTTTTATCTCTGGTATGTCAGGCACCGTCGCTACCGCCCTGTTCTATGGTAATCAGGGCACTGACCCAGAGCAGATGCAGGGATTGGCACCACGGTATAACAGCCTTGCCGCCACTGCACCATACTATACCCAGACAATCGCTGGTGGTGGTGCAGATACCGATAACACTTCAATCTGGCTAATCACTTGGGGACCGAAGACTTGCTCACTTATCTATCCGAAGGGTAGCAAGGCTGGTCTGCAGAGTGAAGACCTCGGCAAGCAACTGGTAACCGACACCAACAACTTGATGTATCAGGCTTATGTTACTCGCTTCCAGTGGAAACTGGGGCTTGCGCTTATGGATTATCGTTATGTCATCCGCATCTGCAACATTGACAACTCTTTGCTTTCCAGCGATGCGGCGACTGGTGCTGACCTGCTGGACAAGATGTTGGATGCCTATTATGCCCGTCCTACGGTTGACCTGGGCAAGATGGCAAAGACATACTTCTACTGCAACAAGACCGTGGCGAAATTCCTGCACAAGCAGGCACAGAACAAGAGCAATGTGAACCTGACCATAGATAACCCCGCTGGCAAACCAGTGGTGTCATTCTTGGATGCATCAATTCGTGTATGCGATAAAATAACTATCGCTGAATCTCTAGTAACAACTTAAGGAGGTATGTAATGTATATTGACAATGATTTACTCGTAAGTAACGCACAAGCCATCACAGCGGATGCCTATTCTACTTACTCTATTGACCTGAAGGCAGCACGGAAGGTATGGGGCGGGAAACAGTTGTATATGATTGTTACTGTTGACGAAACCTTTGCCACCAAAACCGATGTAGACTTTCAGGTGGTTTCGGCTACTTCCGCTACTGACCTATCGGCTGGCAAAATAATCTTGGCATCAACTGGTGCTATAGCGATTGGCAGTTTAACTATCGGAAGAGCACCCATCATAATTCCCATCGGAAGTAATGTTGGCACCGAGCAACAGTATCTTGGTATGTATTACCTTGTCGGTGGCACTGAAACAGGTGCTGGTAAAGTATCAGCCTTCGTTGCTTTTGACGCACCTAGTAATCCGTAATCTAATAAAATAAACAGGTAGACACGGTGGGGGGATTAAATTCTCCCCACCGATGACTGATAAAGGAGGACATCGTGGCTACTACAGAAAAATGGGCTAAACTATTCAAATCTCGGCATCAGTATATGGACTCAATCCCTGTCCAGTTTGGTGATGCCAAAGACGCAGCACTAACTTGGGATGGGACAAATCTCACTCTTAAACCAGTAACCGATGACACTGGGGCTTTTGTTATCGGTGATGGCACAACCGATATGGACTTCAAGGTGTTTATGAACACCTCCGCCAAGTATGTTTTGTTTGACCAGAGCACATCTCTTGTGAGTTTCATTGCAACGGCTTTAACTCTTGGAGCTGATACTGCTGGGACTGACCTCAAGTTATTCGGCACTACCACTGGCAATTATCTCTTATGGGATGCCAGTGAAGATGACCTGACTCTGGTAGGCACGGCTACTCAACTAGCAATAGCTGGCACTACAGACTCAACCAGCGCAACTACTGGTTCTATCCACACAGCTGGTGGACTAGGTGTCGCTAAGGACATCTACGCTGGAAATGACATACTTATCGCCACTGGTGGGGTTATCAACTTTAATGCTGGCGATGTTACCATAACCCATTCATCTAATGACTTGGCTGTTGCTGGCGGAACTTTAACTACTGCTGGTGTAATTGTTGGGACAGTTGCTACTGGTATAGACTTTACAGGAACATACACGGGCAATGCAATT